TGGTATCGCGAAGGGCGCCAAGCGACTCGGCAAGAGGTCTGGGAAAGCATCGAAAGCGGCCTGCCGATCCTGCTCGATGCCGTGCAGAAAGACGATGATCCGATCGCGGCGCACGCCGAGTTCCGCGCGCGGCTGCATCAAGCCTTGACATTGCTGCCGTCCTGAAATGGCACGATTCAAATTAGGTTAGCGAATAGTTGACATTCCGCCGAGGCAGGATCACTTTTCGCTAACCGGACGGCTGAGTCCTTCCGGTGGCAACTACGTCGGGGGGCTCACCGTGTCAGCTATCACCGATTTCGTCGTGGCCGCTTGGCCGCTGTTTCTAGCCTGGTTCACCGCGCTTGCCGGCTTCGTCGCCGGCGCCTGGTGGAAAGCGGGTTTTCGCCCGCGATGAGTGCGCGTGTCTCGACCGATAAACCAACGCGGCAGGGGCATGCCGCCGCGAAGCTGATCGGATTGAGCGCACGCGATCAATGGGAGCTCGATGAGCTCCGCCGGCGCCGCAAGGCGCGCGAATTGAGTCAGTCGTCCGTCACCACTCAACCCTAGGGGGGTTTTCATGCCAAAGATCCTAACCGCCGCCGCCGCCGCGCTTGCGCTCGTCCTCGCCCCGCCGGCTTTCGCGCAAGACACGCTGAATTCGAATTCGGGCTCGGCCGCCAATGCCAATTCGGGTTCGGCGTCGGGCGCCGAAAGCAATGGCAACGTCCAGGGCCAAACGCAGAACAATGCCGGCATTGGCTCGAGCGCGAGCCGGTCGGACAGTGCGTCGGGCGCGGTTTCGGGATCGGCCAGCGATAGCCGCTCGGCCAGCGATCAAACGCAGGGCCAGGCGCTCGACAACCGCAATTCGAACACCGCGACGAATTCCTCGACGGTCGGCCAGCAGGCCAGCAATCAGCAGGGCGTTTCGGTTGCGACGACGTTCAACACGACAAATCACAAGCGGTCCTATGTCAGCACGAACACCGCTGTTCCGCTCGCGGCCTCGAGCTCGTTCTCATCCGACTATTGCGGCGGCACCGTCTCGGGCGGCGCGTCGGCCGCGCCGATCGGGATCTCGATCGGCGGCTCGGGCCCGGTTTTCGACAAAAGCTGTCAGTCGCTGCGCCGCGCTGAAAAGTTCGGCATGGCGGCGGCCAATTATCAGAACATGCAGCAGCCCGAAGAAGCGATGAAACTCATGTCCCTGATGGTCTGGTCGATCTGCACGTCGGATAGCAGCGGCCCGAAGGCCGACAAGGCGACCGCGAACGCCTGCGCGCAGATTTTGCAGATGGGCGGCCCGGTCAGCCCGGCGAACGACAACTATTCGGTTCCAGCGGCGCCACCGATGCCCGCCCCTGCACCCGTGACGCCGTTGGAAACCCAAAAGCCCAACGTCACGCCGATGGCGCCGGTCGAACCCGACTGGAACAATCTCCCGCCCAAGACGCCGCGCGGCGAAATCAAGCGCGACGACGCCGCTGATACCGCTCTCGCGGCTCGAAATATGCCCCCGAGCCCGTGAAAGGGAGGGACGCCTCGTGCCCTTCCTAGGGTGCGGTGACGGTTCAGATCAGCCCCCTGCTGCCCGATCGTCGCCGCATCCGACCCTTTCTCGCGAGATCTTTGGGGCGCCCTCGCGAAGATCCCCCTGCCCCGCCATCCAGGAGTACTCTTCCAATGCGCAAACTGATCCTTCTCGCCGCCGCCTCGCTCGCGGCCTTCGCAACGCCCGCCATGGCGGCCGAGCTCGGTATCGCCTTCGGCACCGGCTCGAGCTCGAGCACCAGCGGCGCCGCCGCCGCTTCGCAGGGCTCGTCGGCTTCGGCAATCTTCGGTGTCACCGCCCAGGCCTCGGGCGCCCAGGCCAACAGCAACGGCCAGTCGCAGCAGGTGATTTCGGGCAACGATTCCGGCTCGCAGTCCACCCACACTTCGACCACGAACCAGGGCGGCACGACCTTCTCGTTCGGCCTGGCCGGCTCGCAGAATTCGAATGGCGCGATCGCCAACGGCTCGTCGAGCGCGGCGAATAACATTGCAGGCGTGTGGCTTTTCGCTAACCCGTAAGCCTCGGTCAGCGCGACCGATTCCAGCGGGGCCGATATCTGAACGTGTAGCCCGTGCAGATATCCCGCCGGTAAACCTCAAAGGGAGCCCCGTACCCCCTAAGTTCGGGCTCCCTTTTTTTTGCGCCTCGCCGATTGACAAGTAAGCGCACGAGGCAGAGTTTCGCTTACTCAAGTCTCGGCCAAGCCCCGTCGCCCCGAGCCCCGCCACGGACCTGGCCGCCGACCGCAGGCGTTAAATGACAGAAAGGCCGGATCGCCTGATCCCCAAGCCCTTCGACTGGATCACTCCATTCGAAAGGGCAGGCAAATGTCCATTTACGTACCCGCCTCTTTTCAGAGCAAATATAACAACAACGTCATTCTTATGCTGCAACAGCATAAGTCGAAGTTGCTTGGTGCAGTTACGCGCCAGGACGATTCTTCGGCCGAGAAGGTCAAGGTCGAAGATCTGATCGGCAATACTGCCGGCCTGCAAACCCCCGAGCGGCACGGCGATACGCAATATGCCAATACGCCGCATGACGGGATCTGGATCCCGAAGCCGATCGAGATCTATTTCGCCGACCTGATCGACAATGCCGACAAGCTGGCAACCGCGATCGACCTTCAAGGCGCTTACACCCGCACCGGCGCCGGCACCGTCGCGCGCGGCATGGATCAGCGAATCCTCGAAGGCTTCTATGGCTCGGTCATTTCCGGCAAGGAGGGCACCACGGTAACGCCGTTCCCGGCGGGCAATATCATTCCCGTCACCGCCGGCGGCGCGAGCGGCCCGCAGCACATGAACACGGAAAAGCTGCGCCAGGCCGGTCAAATGCTGACCCAGAACTATGCCGACGCCGACGACGATTCCGACGAGCGTTACATGGTCCTGACCGCCGTGCAGAACAACGATCTGCTGACCGAGATTCCGGCGACGAGCCAGGATTTCAAGGGCGCCTATCAGGGCGAATTCCACAATGGCAAGATCACCCGCCTGCTCGGGTGGCAGTTCATTCATTTGGAGCTCGCCAACCCGCTGCTCGGCACGGTCCCGGGCCTGTCGGTCGATGCGACCGGCTACCGCCGCACGCCGTTCTGGACGAAATCGGGCCTCCGCGCGAATTTCTGGCAGTACCTGCGCACGATGGTCGATCGCCTGCCGCAGAAGCTCGGCTCGGTCCAGGTTTTCGCCGGGACCACGGTGGCTGCAACCCGCACCGAAGCGGGCAAGAGCGGCCAGATCCTCAACAACGAGGCCTGAGCGGCTGCGACCATAGGAGGCTAAAATGGCGAATTTTTATGCAGCGCAGCAAATCGGTGTCGCGGACGGCACCAAGAGCCCGCCGGATCGGCCTGACGGGCGGCTCGTCGGCGCGAAAATGTCGAGCATCGCGTGCAGCAAGAAATCGGGCGAAGTGTGGGCCCAGGCCGATAAGGTCTATTTGGGCCGGCTCAACGCGGGCGATAGCTTGCGCGAAGTGCTCGGCACCGCCGGCGTGAGCCTGGGAACCACGGTCCTGTCGATCGGCACGCTCGCGGTGCCGGCGAAGTACGTCAACGCCAAGGCGCTGACCGCCGTGGATATTCCGACCCCGCTTGGCCCGTTCACTAGCAACCTGATCGCGGCACCGCTCACGGCGCCCGAAGATCTGTGGCTGACCTTCGGTGTTGGCGGTGTCGCCGGCCCGACCGACCTCAACCTCGACCTTCGCATTAGCAGTGTGAAGTAATCGCCGGGCCCGTGCGCGCGGCGTCGTGCGGGCCTGGTGAAAGGGGGGAGGATCGTTCCTTGCTGGCGAAGATCTTCCCCCCGCCTTTCAGGAGAAAGCGCGATGGGCCTTTACAAATACAACGTGCAGCGGGGCAAATCGAAGCTCGATGGCGTGACCGTCGCAGCCGGCGCCGCCGAGGCGCAGACCGACACGATTTCCGTCAACATCGACGAAGTGAAACAGGATATTCACGCGGGCAAATGGCCGCCGCTTTGAGAAAGGCGGCGCTTCCCCGTGTCAAACTATGTTGAAATCGCCAACCTGGCCGCGATCAAGATGGGCACACAGGCGCGGATTACCGCGCCGACCGACGACACGGTTCTAGCCCGCAAGATCGCCGCAATCTGGAATATCGAGCGCAAGGCGACGATCCGCGAAGGCGCCTGGAATTTCGCGATGCGGCGCAAGGGCCTCGCGGCCGAGGCCGGCGCGGTCCCGTACCCCTGGCAGAGCGCTTTCCCCATGCCGGCCGACGCGCTGCGCCTGGTCGAAGTGCTCAACGATAGCGTGGGCACCAATTGCCAGTTGGAAGGCGGCAAGATCCTCTGCAACTCGCTCGGCCCGCTTTATGTCCGCTTCCTGGTGGACGTGCCCGAGCCCGCCAATTGGGACGAGACTTTCGCCGAGGCCTTCGCCTGCCGGCTCGCCTGGAAGGCCGGCAAGTCCATTTGCGGATCGACCTATTCGGAAGAAAACGGCGCCGGCGAATATGCGCAGGCGATGGGCCGCGCGAAAAACACCGACGCCATGGAAAACCCGCGTATCGAGCAAGAGGAAGTGGGCTGGGTCACGGCCCGTTTTGGCGCGGGCGAAGCGCCGTGGGGCTGGTGAGATATGGCCTCGATCCGCCACCTTATTTCGGGCTTCATCGGCGGCGAGCTCGATCCCCTGATGGCGGGCCGCGTCGATACCGATCAGCATCAATTCGGCCTCGCCGTGTGCGAAAATTTCGTCTGCATCAACGAGGGCCCGATCGTCAAACGGCCGGGCTTTTTCCGCGTCCAGGACGCCGGCGCCAGCGCGGCCTGGCTGTCGGCTTTCCGCTTCAACATCACGCAAGAATATTGCGTCGAATGGGCCGAGCATAAGGTTCGGTTTTTCACCAACGGCCTGCCGATCGAGACGGCGCCGGGCGTGCCTTACGAGGTGGCGGTGCCCTATACGGCGGCGCAGGCGCCGGCGCTGTCGCTGCAACAGAGCTACGATCGCCTCTATATCGACCACCCCCTTTATCCGCCGGCCAGCCTCGCGCGGACGGGCGCGCTGACTTTCGTTCATGCAACAAGCGAGCTCGTCGATGGCCCGTTCGCCGACGAGAACGTCAACGAGGGCCTGACCGTCACGGCGACGGCCTGGCTCGGGCCCGGCATCACGCTAACCGCTTCGGCCCCGCTCTGGCAGGCCGGCCACGTCGGCGAGCTTTTCCGCATCGAAGCGCAGGATTTTTCGGTCATCAAGGGCTGGGAGCCGGGCGTGAAAGGCGTCGTCCACGGCGATGTCGTCCGCTCCGAGGGCAAGGCCTATTCGGCAGAGACGATCGGCTCGACCGGCACCAAGACGCCGATCCACACGCGCGGGGCAGAATGGGACGGCCAGGGCCGCAACGACCAGAACGACAAGGGCCCTTACGGGATCCTCTGGCAATATCTGCACGACCATTTCGGGATCGTCAAAATCACCGCCGTTTCGCCTGATGGCCTGACCGCGACCGGCGACGTGCAGCGGCCATTGCCGCAAAGCCTGCTGTCGGTGCCGTCGTGGCGCTGGGCGCATAGCCGGTTTTCCAACGCGGCGGGCTGGCCTAGCCTCGTCGTGCATTGGCTCGGCCGCCAGATTCATTTCATCGACTTCGATGTGGTCGCAAGCGTCGTCGGTGATTTTGGCGGCGGCCGGGTTAATTTCGCCAGCTTCACCGATAGCGGCCGGGTGGCGTCCGACCTTTCGTTTCGCCGTGCGATCGCAACCGACAATCCGCCGCTATGGGCGACCGCCGATCGCAGCCTGGTCATAGGCACGGCGGCCAAGGAACTGGCGCTGTCGCCGGTCAATTCGCAACTCGCCTTGTCGGGCGATAACGTCCAGGCGCAGCCGCAAAGTTTCTATGGGTCCGAGCCGATTTTCCCGGTCCAGGTCGGCACCGAAATGGTGTTCATCGAACGCGGCGGCCGGCGCGTGCGGAGCTCCGATTACGACTATGCGCGCGATCGCTATTCGGCGGCCGATCTGACCGTCGCGGCGCGGCATGTGACGACAAGCGGGGTCATTCAACTCGCCTATGAGCGCGTCCCCTATACCCTGATCCATGCCGTGCGGCGTGACGGGCAAATCGCGGTTCATTCGAACACCAAGGCCGAAGTCAAAGGCTGGGCGCGAACCGTGCTCGGCGGCGGCGCCCGCGCGCTGTCGGCCGTGTCGATCGTCGGCGAGGATGGCCGCACCGACGAGCTCTGGCTGCTGATCGAGCGCGCCCGCCATGACGGCACCAAGCGCGAAATCTGGAAGCAAACCCCCTGGCGCGAAATCGGCGAGCCGCAAGAGGAAGCGTTTTTCGTCGATGGCGGCACGCGCATAGCGGCGGCGGCCGGCCAAACCACATTCAACAATCTGACCTGG